CAGGTCGTTTCTCCTGACACCCCTGAAGTTCCCGATGTGCCTGTAGCTCCGGAAGTTCCAGACGTACCGGCTGTGCCGCTTGTACCTGACGTGCCTGAAGACCCTGACGTGCCTGAAGTACCGGCCAATCCCGATGTACCACTTGTGCCTGCCACTCCGGAAGTGCCAGACGTTCCAGCGACTCCTGAAGTACCGGATGTTCCGCTGATTCCACTTGTCCCGGAAGTCCCGTTGCCAGAAGTACCTGAAGTACCAGATGTGCTGGAGCTTCCACTTGTGCCTGATGTGCCTGCGAGACCCGAAGTACCACTCGTCCCGCCAACGCCAGAGGTACCTGAAGTCCCGCTTGTACCTGCCACCCCTGACGTGCCAGACGTTCCAGCTATACCACTCGTTCCTGACGTGCCTGATGTTCCAGTACCGCCTGACGTACCAGAGGTTCCGCTTGTACTTGAACTTCCGGAGGTTCCGGAGGTTCCCGCAAGTCCGGATGTACCCGATGTCCCGGCTAATCCGGATGTCCCTGAAGTTCCAGCGACACCAGACGTTCCACTGGTTCCCGCAATTCCAGATGTACCAGACGTGCCCGATGTACCAGTAAGTCCAGAAGAGCCCGAAGTACCGCTTGACCCACTACTACCAGAAATTCCAGAGGAGCCAGCACTACCCTGTATCGACCCCGATATCGGACTTGTGAATATAACGGTTATGTTTTTATCGTTTAAGGCCATTAAGGCGCTGTCCCCGCTGTTCCCGGACTTCTGGTTACATCATATTCAAGGTCGAGCTTGCCCTTCATTACTGTGAATGTTTCGTCCGCCGCTGTCCTTACCGCAATGTCATAATCATATTCACCGGGGTCTAAATCGACTGTGTCTGTAGGGCTGATTGGAATTACAGCGACACCTGTTGTGCCTGATGTTGAATCCGGAAATGATGTTATGATTTTTTGCAGAGAAGCCTGCGTATCGGGAAGAGACCAGTTTGTTTTTAATGTAAAGAAAACAACCCAGTTTTTCATACAATAAGGAGTTCCGTCTGACTGCTTAAAGGTCAGCGTGTATGTCTGAGAATCCCCTCGAACAAGAGATAAGCGCTTAAGAGCCATACGTCCTCCTTATCGAACACTTAGCTCCGCAGTAAAGAGAGCGTGTGCGCTTGTTCCTGTGAGCGCTTTTATCTTAATAAACGGCGCAACTATAGTTGTGAAGTTTATTCTCCCAGTCTGGGCTTTAACATTCCCCTGCGTTCCGAAAGTCCCTGCCTCGCGATATGCTCCATCGAATACGGAGCAGTCCTGATATCCAAATAAACTTGAACCAGCAGTTGCCGCTGTGGAAGAGATTGAATAGGCAAGAGCTGTAATGCCTTGAGCGCAAATGTCCCTTAAATCAATTGGATCGGAGAGAACCGTACCAGCAGTCCCTGTCGCTCCGCAGGAAGTACTTCTAAAAACAGGTATAGTGATGATAAGCTGTGCCATACATAGTCCTCCTTGGTGTCGTTGAGAGGCAGTCCTCACTCTCAACGGTATGGGTTATTATGCTCCGGTTCCTGCGGTTCCCCACTGCGTTCCAGCCATGCCAAAAGCAAAATAGAAAGATGTTCCGAAGATGGCGATATCTCCTATTTTTGTCGGTGCGATTTTAAGACTGTTCGGTTCCGCCGAAGGTGTGAATATTTTGGGTGCTTCTTTACTTGCTTTTTTAATAGCCATTGTTCCTCCTTGAAATCAACTGCCGAAAACTCTCGGCCTCATTTGTTGTTTTTGTGATATTATTTTTCTCATCCGTTCGCTGTATGCGTCGGGAAGAATACCGAACTCCGCTGTGAATCTTTTCTCATATTCCTGCGCGAGATTAAGATTGTATGTATCAGAATCCGGTTTGAGAAAACAGAGTCGGGCTGCCCAGTTCATCAGCCCTTCATGCCACTTCTCATCAAGCTCAGGAGACGTATTAAGGTTAAAGGGTGTCAGGGGTAGGCGAGACACGACAAGTGTCGCTGTATCGGATACAGACGGTGCTGGTACGAAGGTTATTGCATTACCGGGTTCGTTTAAGAAATACGATGGATATCCGCCCGAACCTGCTGTGCCCACTGTGCCGCTTGTCCCTATCCATCCGGACAGTCCATCGTCAAGTTCGGGATAGGTCACTGGGCCATTAAGGGGGTACGTCATCGAGCGCAACTGGCATCGCTTTATCTGGAGAATCTTGGAAGATAACAGATAGTACGCCTGATTCGCCACGAGAGATAAAGAGCAGAGAGGTCTCTGCCCGGTAGTCCCTGCGGTTCCGGCTGTGCCATTATCGTTGGCAGTTATCCCATCTATGATGAGGTTTGCCCTACGACAAGCCTGAACCTCCGAGTAGTTAAGGTTTCTCAGAATTTCAGTGTCAGGCCATAAATAAGGAACCGCCATATCGTCCAAGACGCTTTCGCGCATGTGGGCGACCATCTCTCTCCCGGTCATAAACACCTCCTATGCAACGGCGTTGCGTTACTTTACGCCGGGGATGCTGGCGTTTCGCTCTGCCCTGATACCGGAACTTCCGGCGGCACGGCACCAACGTCGAGCTGTACTATGGAATATGTGATTCTCGGCATATTTCGGGTGTGTGTAATCATGTGCCCGTTGCCGTCGTCAACCATCTGCGTATCGGTTTTGATTCTCGTGTCCAGCATTTCCCTTACCGGGCGAGGCAGATCAATTGGAATGCCTGCTTTTGCAAGAAAGGAATATCCATTCAAAGCGATAAACTGTCCTTCCCTCGGTATCTCAGCAGACTCGTTGATTATGATGCGGTCTCTGGGATGGCCTTCCGGTGTGATAAATATGTTCATATCCTTCTTCTTAATAGCTGTCGCCATAATACACCCTCCTGCGATAAAATGAGGGGCAGGCTGTCCTACCCCTCTTTGATTGTTTACGCTTCGTCGTAAGGCATGTGAAGCAACTGCCCCCATGTGCCGATCGTTCCGCATGTTGCGGCTACGTTCCCGGAAAGCACGTTATACCCACCTGCTGTGCCTCCACCGAACCGGATGTATGCTCCGGCGGTGCCGGTGACATACTCCAAGAATCCTACCGCGACGTATCCATCGGGACAGTCGGGCAGTTTTGCCGCTGTTGAAGAAGCGCCTTCATTTCCAGCAAACACAGTTGCAGCGGTGCCGAACTTTGCGGCGACAAGGTACTTCACCCATGTGGACTTGCTCTGGGTGCCCAAGGGCAGAAAGATGTTATCCTGCGCTACGCTTGTTCCATATCGGCCATTGATGGCCAGAGTTAGCGCCGTATTGAGAATGATGCCCGCCGTACCGCCCGTACCAAGCCATGCGGCTCCAATACCGGCAGTGCCTCCCATTGTTCCGTTCGTACCGCTTACAACGCGGTTCGTAATGGACTGGATTGCTCTGCGAAGAGCTTCCTTCGGGATTACCGCATATAATTTTCTCGCATCATCGCTGGATGATAATGCAGGGTCGTCAAATTTTCTGTAAGCCATAGTAGTTTCTCCTTAAATAAATTGTCCTGTCCTAAACTTTGAAGTCAAAATGCGGCTTGGTTAGGATGAGCAAGCCGCGTGTGCTTTATGATGTACAAGCATTTTCACTTACTGCCATCCATGCATCATTTAAAATAACCGTACCCTGCATGGTTTTCCATGATACCGAACCACGCTGGCCGAGCGGATCGGACTTGCTCGGAACGGGATTGATAACGATGGGTGTGATGGCAAATTTCCCTTTAAGGGCTATGATGCCGAATGCGTCCCGCCCGAAGTACATAACGGGATAGACGTCGCATCTGTTACCAGCGGTCGTAAGCTTACCTGTCGTTACCGTTGATCCCGCGTCCTCATAAGGCGAGAAGATGGTGGATTTAAGATATCTCACGTCTTCGCAGGCACCAATTTCGGTTTCCCACTTGGGCATTGAGCCGTAATCGGCAACCGAGGTGAACCCGGTCATGCCACGAATATCGCTTGTCATATCGACGTGGGTCACGCCTACGAATCCCGGAAGTACTGATTCCGTATTGAAGCTCGGCGTGGATTTCACGATGGATGTAATGAACTGCGCCTCCTGACGTTCCAGAGCGCGTACAATCTTCCTCTGGTCTGTCCGCGATATAACAGACACAACGCTCGTCCGTGCGGCTACGCTATTCGCGTAGAACACATTGGTACACGCTTTAAGGACATTGTATCTCAGAGTCTCCACAGTCTTTGCGGCCTGCTCACCAGATACGGCTACAGCTTCCTTAAGAACGGGGTCTTCGTGGGTGTCCACAATTATGTCGGTAATTTCGACCAAACCACCAAACTGATATAAGTTCGCTGTAAGGTCACTTGCGGTCAACTTTTCTGATGTCGGGGTCACGCCTTCGGTTAATGGGGTCAGCCTGAGTCCGAGAGAATTGTATCTCCGGAATTTCATGGACTGGGATTTGTTTGCGGGCAACGTCTTCGCCTGCCCGAATTTTTCGAGGCACAGATAAGGCATTGCTCTTTTCAGTAATTCTACAACAACATAAGCTGCTGTTCGCGGAGATATGTCTCCGTAGCTAGTCATGGCCATAGTTTATCCTCCTACTTATCGAGAGCCTCATCGAACGCGCTTTCAAAATCGTCGGCAATGGCTTGAGAGCCGTTGACAGCCCCTCTTCGTGTTTCCACTGCTGCGAGCGCCTGACGTTTTTCGTTCTTCTTCTTATTTATAGGCACGATCTTGTCGCCATCCGATTTAGCTTCTGTTTGAATGTTGTTTGCTTTCTTAAAATCAGAGATAAGCTGGGCAACGTCTTCAGCGGTTCCGCTTTCGTAGGTCTCCGTCATAGCAGTCCGAAGATATTTAGGCTGGGTCTCAATCCATTTGGTGATGGAGCCATCATCCCTGTATTTCTCAAAATCGGAATGCGCTTCCTTTATTGCACCAAAATGCTCAGCCGTTGTGGTTATCTCGGCCTGCCTCACAACCGGTTCCAACCTCGAACCCTGTTCGGTCAGCTTCGACCCCTGCTCAGTCAGTCTCTTGTTTACGTCCTCGATGAAACCGTCAAGGACTTTTTGCATCCTTGCGATCTCAAGTTTTCTCTTCAGCCCTTCCATCTTCGTCACAGTCTCGAAATCTTTCTCGTAGTCTGCGAGCTGCTTCTTTTCGTCTTCGGTAAGTAAGTCAGCATCCTCTTCGGGCTTTTTCTTCTCGGCGGATTTTTCTGCTTCGACCGCCTTCGGTTTCTTCGCCTCTTCAAGTTGCGACAATAACGCGACTTTTTCGGTCTCCCAAGCGGTCTTATCGTGCTTGTGGATTCCTTGCAGGGTCTTATACCTCTGCGTGTCGGTCTCGTCGGTCTCGTCCGGCTTTTGCGCGGGTTTTTCCAATGTCTCTTTTATCAC